TCACGCCGGTTGTCTCCGTTACGGTCGCCCCGTCGTTGACGTATGAAACGCAGTTGCTCCCCAGGTTCGGGAAGGTCACGACAAGGTTATCGTCCGACAAGTCCCGCTGCAGATACCACCCGCCATTAGGCGACAGCCGCAGCACCGGCTTGAGCCCGGTCGCGCCGGACTGCACCGCGTGATAACCGCCCCCGCTCAGGTCGTTCTGTTTGCCGATCGGCTGATCCGGCCCGCTCACCGCCGTCGTGCCCGCCGAGTCCTGATAGAGCGTCAGCGCCACGCCCGCTGCGGCTGCGTTGGTGGCGAATTGAGCGTCCCAGGATGCGCCGATGGGTTGATAGTCGCAGGTGCCGACGGATAGCTGCAAGTAAGACAGCTCAAAGCCCTTTGTAACATCTCCCACATAAGACATTGACCCCCCCACCATCCCATCCAGTTCCACATAATGCGTTGCCGCAGTGGTCTTGCCATATCCTATTAGGGTGATGATGAAGAACAAGCCATCTGCAACGATGGTGGCAGAGGTAACGGTCCCGGTCCCGGTTGCTGCTGCGACTACGGAGACAGTCCCTAGGTCGAACGTGGCGGAAAAACTATCGGCAAATGCCGCAGTGCCAACTGTCAGCTTCCCTTCGGTGCGACTGATGCCGCGAATCCGCGCCTTAAGCGTAAATTGCACTCCGGGAGTGACTGCGGACGTGGCGACATACAGCGCATGAGTGGTTGCGGTTGTTTCCAGCAGGGTGGTGTTGGTCGTTACCGTGTACCCGCCTTTGCTCCACGCCGCATTCGAGAAATCCTCCGAGTACGTCAGCAGATTCCTTCTCAACCACGGCACATTCTTCGCCGCCGCCCAGGCGTATTGTTCGGTTGTCCAGTCCGTTATCTTCTGGTAGGACTTGTCGAGGGTGGAGGCGAGGGAGAGTTGAGCGCCCCAGATAATCACCCCATTCGTGCCAGAATTGGTAACAGCAGTTGATCCGTTGCCATCGCAAACCGATATTTGGCTGAAGGTTGTTGCGATGGCACTGCCAATCAGGGTACATCTGAAAAACCCGTTTGCGGCTGGTTCAATTGCAGCAGTAAAACCAAAACCACCAGTAATGGTGCCAATTGTCCCGGTAGAAACGTTGAACCAAACGCCCCCAGCGGCTGCAGGCGACCCAATCATCACCCACGAAAACTCTGCCGCTTTGGCATAAAAAGAGATCCGCACGGTGGTCCCGGCGGCGACGGCTGTGCTGCCTTGATACACTCCGGGAGATGTCGCCGCTGATGTTGGGATGATTTTTGTGGCAGTGCTGCCGCCTAGGGGGTCAAGTTGTCCGCCCGTAAGTGTTGGGGCCCGGAACTTTGTCCAGATCGCGTTACTGAAATCCTCCGTGTAAGTCAGCAAATTGCGCCTTGGCAGATGATCCCCCGCCCCCCACAACGACGACGGGTCGTAGATCGCGCCGCCGCCAGCGTTCTGAACCGCCTGCTGCAGTTTGGTCAGCGTGAACTTCGGCCGCAACGCTTTGGTGATGGGGCGCATGGCAATCAGTATTGATCGGCGTTGAGGGCAATGGCGAACTGCTGGGCGCTCGCGGGAGCCGCGCCCGCGGTCTTGACCACCAGCACCCCGTAGAGAGTCCCTGAGCCCGCCACGGTGGTGAACGTCACGGGCAGGTCCAGCCACAGCGCGCTGGCCGAATCTGAGCCGGTCCCCTCGGTCGCCAGGGCGGGAAAGTCCAGATACCCGATCCGGTTGGAGCGGTCGGCCCAGAGAAGGGTGTAGGGGCTGTTGTCAGCGATCGGCGTCGGGGCGGTCTTGTAGAGGTACAAACGCACGGCCATACCCAGGCACGCGGTCGCGCTGTTGGTCATCAGCCGGGCCTTGGTGATGGCCCCGGCACAGACGCCGGGGTCGGCCATGCCGGCGAAAGTGAGAACCGCCGCGGTGCCGGTGTTGCCAAGCACGTCCGAGACGCTGTAAGCCGTGGTGTCCGAGGGGCGGGTAAAGCTGGTCTCGACGTTGACGCCGGTGAGGATCGGGGCGTTGTACAAGACTCCAGGCATGGTCGTGACTCCTTAGCTGTATTCGTTTTGGGTGCCGAAGGCGCCCTTCTGGTAATGGGCGTCGATGCTCAAAATCACCGGATCCACTCCCGCGGTCCCGTCGATCTTTTGCAGGCGAAAGGCCAAAATCGTCGAGAAAGTGGCCCCTGTAAGGGTCACATCCACAAGTTCCTTGATCTGGTGCGTGTACTGCTCCTGACCCGCACAAGTATGCGTGACGGTCCCGGTGTTTTGCTCCACCCCGAACGTCCCGCCGGGTGCGGCCCAGGTGTAATCGAGACGAAAACCCACGGTATTCCCCGCGGCCGTACTCATCGGGAAAGTGAAATGGACATGAAAGTGAATCACTGGGTCCGGTAGCAGTTGGTGCGAGAGCTGAATCGTCCCGTGGCAAAGGTCGCCCCCGTCGTACTGATAGCCGAAAACGTTGCCGCCCCGAATGGCCACAAAGGTGGGCGCGGTGCCGCCTGTAGGTAAGGCAATCGCCGGGGCCTGGGAATCATCCCAGCGGTACTGCTGGGCGCCCTCGCCCGTGTTGGTCAGGATAGGCATATTAGCTTAACTCCGTCACGCGGGCCGCGCCCGTGGCGCTGGCCCAGATGCCATCGATGATCCCGGCGTAAACCGGGCTCGACGGTAGCTCCAGGGTTTCCCCACCGTTGAGCTTGTAGGTGAAGCTCGTCGCCGAAGCGGTCGCCCCAAACTTGAGGTACAAGATGGCCGTGCTGTCGTTCATGACGATGGCGCCCTTCCGGGCGCTGTTGGCCGCCAGCACCGTCACGCTCGAAGCCGAGCCGCTGACGTTGCTCAAGGTCGCCGTGCTGGCTGCAGGGAGCGAGGAAACCGCCACCGCACCCGTCACGGTCGGGGTCGAGCCCACCGTCCCGCCCGAGCCCGCGCTGATGCTTAAGGTCGCAGTCCCGCCCGTGTCGCAGATTGCGGCCAGGTGCGTCTCGGTCCCGACATCCCGCGCCAGCGTCTCGCACGAGTACGGGTCGATCGGGTAGTCCGTGACCGCGGCACTGATCCCGGATCCGCCCAGCTTCACGTAAGCCCGTGACAGCCCGTAATTGCGGACGGTCAGGGTGTCCCCGGTCGCAGGCAGTTCCACGCGAGCGCTGGCCACGGTCGCCGACAAGGAGACCGTCCCGGTGGGCGTGTAGCCGGTCGCGCCCGAGTCGCTGGTGAGTAGGTGCCCGTCGGCATCCACCGCCATTGCCACCGGTTTCTGTGTGGCCGCATAAATGCCCTCGTTGATCATCTTGGCGTCTCCTTGGTTAAGCGTATTGGCCGCCCGTAGCGGCCGAGCCGGCTGTTCCACCGGGCAGGGTCAGGCCGCCCGTTTGGATCACCGCGTTGTAATTGACGAGGTAGCGGGGGCCGGTCGCACTGCCAACAAAGCTCACGCTGGTGAGGTAAATACAGCCCAGCATCGTGGCCCAGGCGTAAGCGGTCGAGAAGGCTGGCGTCCCGGTGAGGGTCACGGTGATCCCGCTCGCCGAGATGACCGAGGCGGTGTCAGCGTACAGGTGCCCCACGGCATTGGCGCTGATGCTGTAGTTGCCGGTCAGGGCCACATAGGCACCGCGCTGGGCTGCGATCTGATAAACCACGCAGGTACCAAAATCCATGCGATCCATCTGCACCCAGGCGTTCGAAACCAGCACGCCCGAGCCGCCCGAGGATGACACCTTCAGCCCCCGCAGGCGGTAGCCCCCGTCGAAACTGTCGCCCGCAATGGCGTTGGAGGCGGACAGCACCAGCACATTGCTCGGAGTGGTAATGTCGCCCTCGATCGTGACGCAGTAGCCGCCGATGCTGGCCGACACAATCGAGCGCAGGTAAAAGCCGGCATAGGTGCCGGCGCGGACCAATATCGTCACCTGTTGGCTGCCGAGGTCAAGCGTTTCGCTGACAATATCCACTGCGCGCTGAATCGTTCGGAAGGCGCCGCCCGCGGTGTCCGCCAAGCCGTTGTTGCTGTCGCTGCCGTCCGTTCTGACGTAGTAGGTCCGCGCCGCCGTGAGGCGGTAGCGCACCGGGCCCAGGCCGCCAGGGGAGACGTCCCCGGTCACGGTGACGTTGCCAGCGACTTCGAGCTTCTGGGTCGGCGTGGTGGTGTCGCCGATGCGAAGGGCGCCGTTGACGTACCCGTTCCCGACCATCTCCAGCGGCAGCGTCGGGACCGTCGTGTCGCCAATCCGCACCTTGGGCGCGGTGATGGGTTTGTCCGAACTGGTCTTGGTGCTGGAGAGGCTGACGTTGTTCTGGGTGCCCGATCCCTGGTTGGTTTGGAATGCGAGGTTGCCCGCCGCATCCTGCCAAACCTTCGCCCCGTTGCCGGTGCTGTCGATGGTGACGGACGTAAATTCGGACGGGAAGGCCGAGGTATCCCCTACCCCGACGATGTTATCGATCGTCCGCACCATCACGGCATCCGCATCGGCCAGCACGCACTTGTAGGCGACACCATTGGCCAGCCAGATCGGCGCCGGGGGCTCGCCGCGAGCGTTGAGTACGACGGGCGCGGTATGCGCGGTGCCGGTCGAGGTCTGATAGACCGTGGCGGGGGTGGTGGTGCCCGCCAGGTACCACGTCAGCGTGCCGCCCACGAGGGGCAGCACGTCGTCGGATAGCTGGGCGTCTTGGAATACAGGGCTTAGGTTGTAATCGGCCATCAGCGGGTCATCCTATTGTAAATCTCCGAGAGGATCCCGGTTCTTGCGCCACTCTGCAGGGCGGGCATGAAGGCCGCGGTTGACCGCAAGCGCCCAAGGTTCATCAAGCGGGCGCCCTCTTCCGGGTCGATCAGGCCACGCTGGATCATCCGCAACACATCTACCTGCGCGGGCTTGGTCGCGGCATCGGCCATTTTTCCGGGGACTGACTGCAAGATGTTCTTCGCAAAGCCCGCAAGTCCGGCGCGGGTATTATCCCCCAGCAGGCCGCCCATAATGTCGTCGCTGATGATCTGGTTGACGGCCAGGTTTTGAGCCGTGGCGCTATTCACGGGAGCGCCCCCGGTGGTTAGCACATTGGCCCGCCGCTTCTCTTCCTGGGCCGCTTCAAAGGCTGCCCGTTGCGGCTTGGAGAGCTTCGCGCCGGCTTTGCGCTCGGCGCCCGCGAGGTCGAGCCGGTCGAGCTTGGCCCCGGATAGCGTCCGGTCCCCGTACAACTGATCCTCATCGGCGATATTGCGCGCGGTGTTTTCGGTCTTGCCGACCAGCTCGCGCCCCAGCTTCAACCGGCCCTCGGCGCGAGACATGCGAGCGTAGCGGTCGAGGAAGGGCTTGAACTCAGGAACGGCGGCGATCAGGTCATCGTTCATCGCCGAGCGGATCTGCTGACCTACGCGCTTCATGTCCGCCTTGCTGCCCGCAGTGGCGGTCAGCAGGTTTTCATAGATCAAGTCGTCAAGGCTCTGCCGGTTGTTCCACAGCCGGATGAAGTTGGTGCCCTCTTCAACGCCCGCCGCGGTCTTGGCGATCAGGTTCTCCAGCTTCGCATTGCCCTGGTGCCGCTTGGCCAGGTCCGCAAGCGTGGCTTGCAGTTGATTCGGCGCCACGGGCAACTCAGCCGGATCGATGCCCTTGGCCTTCAGTTGGTCCTCGAAGGTCTGGCCAATGCGCTGCTTCACCATCCCGATGCGGTCGAGCATATCGGTGGCGCCCGCCTTGGGCGCCTTGTTCACCCGGTCGAGGGTGTCACGGATGGCGCTATCCATCTGCGTGATACGCACGGCGTTGACTTGATCCACACCCGCGTCAATGGCGGTCTGTGACGAGGGTAATACCCGCTGAAGGCGGGCAAGGCCAGGGTCTTGGGTCACTTCCGCAAGGGTGGGCTTGGAGCCGGGGACCAATTCCCGATTGAAATTTGGATCCGCCGCCCGTGCCGCTGCGGTGTTGGGCGCCGCGGCCTGCTTGTTCAGCACCCGCCCGGCAATCTTCTCGCGCCCGCCAGCGCTGAAGGGAGCGGCCATGCGGCTGACCCCCGAGCCCACGGCATTCAGGGTGCTACCCGCCACACCGGGAACCATCCCGCCAAGGATGCCGGCGCCGATCTGCACCGGGACCGGAGCACCGGCTTCGCGGGCGAGGTCGGAGGCACCGGAGGCGGACATGGCGGACAAAGCCTGCTTACCGGGGGCTGCGGCGAGAGTGTTTAGCCCGTTGGCGGCCATGCCGCCCGCAGGCGCGGCAGCGCCCACCATCCCCGCCAAACCCGCCCCCGAGGCTGCCCCCAGCCCGGCCGTCACCACCCTTTCCGCACCTGAGGCCGCTTGCGGGTTGATCCCGCCCGCCTGCAGCGCTTGATCCACATAAGCGCCGGTCGGCGGGAGGTAGTCCAGCGTGCCGGGGCGGATGGCGTTGACCCCTTTGGCAATCAGGTTCACCGGGGCGTTGATGGCATCCGCGGCCATCGTCAGCGGGGCGGATAACCCCTTCGCGGTCGAGCGAATCGCGGTCTGTGCGGTCGGGGACATGCCTGAGGGCTGGGCCTGCTGTTCATCCTCCCACACAAACCCCGCAGGCAAAGCCGAGCCACCCGGCGCAGGTTGTGCCTGCGCGTCTTCCCATTGGTAGCCCTGCGGCAGCATCACCCCGTTACCAGGTGGCGGTTGATCTGCCGCTTGGGCGGCCGGAATGATGGCATCGAATAAGCCACTCGCCGCTTGCTGGAAAATGTTGGGCGCGTACTTCTCGCGCATTCCCGCAACGTGCTGGGAGCTGCCCAAGTTCTTCATGACGCGCGGCACATATTTCTGTGTCTCCCGGTACGGAGGCACGCCCCCGTACTTTTGGACCGCACCGGCCCCGGCGTTGTAAGCCGCTGCCGCAAGTTCCGGTTTGCCAAACTGCCGCAACAGGTCGCCCAGGTGGCGCCCACCCGCAGGGATCGCTTTGTAAGGGTCTTGGAGGTCCGTGATGGTCTTCATCCCGTACCGGGCGCCGGTCTCTGGGATGAACTGCATCCGCCCGTAAGCGTTGGCCGGCGATCTAACTCGGTTGCGTAACGCATCGTCCTTGATGTGGCCGGTCTCAGCGTCCGAAATCGCCTTGGTAAAGCCGGGGGGTAGCCCGTTGACGCGATCCGCTTCGGCATACAGAGCCGCGTAATCCGGCTGCCCGCCCTGCGGCGTTTGCTCGTCTTCCCACACAAAGCCCGGAGGTAAAGCGCTCATTGCGGTACCAATTGCCCATTACGCACAATCATGCGCTGCCCGGTAGCGGGGTTGATTGCCACCCGGCCCTCGGGGAGTCCGCCCGCTGGGGCGGGCGCCTGCCCTTGCGCTGGTTGTCCACCCTGCGGCGTCATAGTCCCGAAAGCCATGTCATCAAGCGCGATGCCTTGTCGTTGAGCAATGCCGGCGTAATTGTCGCGGGCCACGTCATAGGCCTGCTTCAGTGCGTTGGTCTTGCCGGTCGCCATCTCCAACAGCTTCGCTCGCACATCGGGCGACAAGCGCGCCCCACCTTTGACGGCGTTGTATTGCCCCGCCAGATCCTCAAACCAGGAACCCGTCCCACCAACCAGGCCGGCATCCGACTCGCGCACCACGCCCTTGGGGTCGAGCACCCTGGCCACGCCATAGATCAGCCCCAAGTCGCCCGCTTTGTTGTCGAGCTGGGCGCTGGAATAAAGCCCCTGCATCAGCGGCGCCACGGTGCGGTAAGTCTGCACCTCTTCCAGCCCCTCGAACTGCTTCCGCAGGGCGTTGGCGCGTTCGTTGGCTTTGTTGCCAAGCTCGGCATGGGTGCTTTGCTGTTGGAGGCCCAGTTGCTGCTGTTGGTACGGCGTTGGCCCCAGGCCCTGCTGGTACGCAGCTTTCTGGTTGCTCGCGGACACGTCCCGCTGCATTTCCTCGTCGGGGTCTTTGTAGCCGCCCGCCTTGGCCGCGGCCATGATGTGCGGCAGCACATCCGGGTTGCCGGCTGCTTCCTGCAGTTGCCGCGCCACCTCGGGGTTGCGATCGCCCCAGGTCTTGGACCGGGCGATCAGGTAGCCCGCAAGCGCTTGCGGGTTGGCGTTCGCCCCCATCGCCTTCATGTAGTGCGCCGCCCCCACGGCTTCCTGTTTGGCAATGTCGGCATTCTTGCCCTCGTTCTCGATCTGCTTGCCCTGGGTGTCGGCGCCGATCCGCCCGCCCTCGGCCTTGAGCTTGTTCACCTCGTATTGCGACTTCGCCAGCCCCATCGCCCGCTCGGGGTTGATCTTGTAGAGGGCCGCGAGGCCCTGCTCTTGATCCGGCCCGCTCAGGTTGGCCTTGACCGCTTCATCCCATCTGGATTCCTCGGCGAGCTTTTGCTGTTCACGCTGGGCCAGCGATTGCAGCGCATCAGCCCGCGCCTGGGAGGTTTGCAGTTCCTGCATACCCAACATGCCCGAGAGGAAACCGCCCGCGATGTTGGGCTGTTGGATGGCGCCGGGGGGTAGTGAAATATCTCCGAATGGCATGGCCGCCTCACATTTTCGACTTGTACCAGTCCAGCGCGTTGCTGTAATTGCCCACGCTGCCGTTGGTGCTGCTGTTTCCGGTGTTCGACTTCATCCACATCCCCGCCAGCCCCGCAATATTCGACCCCAGCCCCGAGAGGGCCGAGTTATTCATCGCGGCTTGGTTCCAGGCGTTCTGGCTTTGGGCGGTTGCCCCTCCGGTGTAGGTGCCCACTCTCAAGCCCGTATTCGCCTGCTTCATCCCGGCCGCACTCTTGGCTGCGTCATAACCCAGCCCGGCCAAGTTCATCAGAAAGCCCTGCCGTTGGAGCTGGCTTTTCGACGTGTTGTCGAAGTTGTCTTGATAGTTCTGGAGCTGCTGCTGGTTGATCAGGTTCTTGTATTGCTGGGTGCCGAAATAAAGCCCCTGCTTGCGCGCCAGGTCCGCCTGGTCGGCGGCCTGCGCGGCGTTCCACTGGTTCATCATGGCTTGGCGGTTCTGGAGGTCGTTGCCGTACAACTGGCTGTAAGCCCCCACCATGCCCTGCCGGTTCGCTAGGTCCGACTGATAGGCTTGGTTGTACTGGTTGAGGGCCTGTTGCTTCATCGCCTGATCGCGGGCGAAAGCGTCCTTGTACTCATTGGCCGCGTAGTCCTGGGCGTAGCGCTCTTGGGCCTTCAGTTGCCCCCCGCCCAGCACGCCACCGCGGGCTGCGGCGAGGCGATCATTGGCTTGCAGGCCTTGCTCGAGCCGGAACTGATAGCCTGGATCGTTCTGGAGCTGATCCCCGCTGTAGCCCTGGAGGGCGTTGGTCAGGTCGTAGCCGTATTGATCACGGAAGGTGCCGGCGTTGTACTGCTTACCGGCTTGGGAGAGGTCGTAGCCCGTCTCCCGCTGGAACCGCGCCGGGTCGTACTCAACCCCCGATTTGGCGAGGTCGTAGCCGTAGGTCTTCTGGAAGTCCTCCGGGGTCATCGAATCGTACAGGTTGGCGAGGCTCCACCCATCTTGCCCGATCGCCTTGCCGAAATCCTCCGGGGTGTACTCCTTAAGAAACTGCTGCTGGCTGGTACCGGGAGCGAGGCCTTGCTGCTCGACGTACTGCTCCCAGTTGTAGGGCGTCATGCTGCCGTTGTTCAGCTCATCCCGAGCTTGCCGGAACATGTCGTAACCACCCCAGGCCCACGGGTTGAGGTAGTTACCGATCATCTTGTCCGAGTTCTGGAGTTCCTTGGAGCTGAACCCCACGCCGCGGTTGATCATCTCTTTTGAGATGCCCCCGGCGCTCGATGAGCCCATCATGCCCATACCGGCCGAGGCAATGCTCCCGACCGCCCCAATTCCTGCCGCAACGGCTGCAAAAGCCAACCTTATACCCTCACATTGGTGATTAATTCGGCGTTATAATATGCTGTAGATTCAGCATTTCGCCGTAGCAGCCTCCCACCAATGGAGACCGCATTTTGAGATTTAGGCCACTGCCTACACAGCAACGCATATCGAAAGCTTTTCGCTATAACGCCTTGACTGGTCAAGTCGAAATAACCGGATCTCGGGCACACATCATCATAAACCGAGACGGTTATGCGACCTTTTCCATGCTCAGGAAAAACTTCATGCTGCACCGATTGATATGGAAATTGCAGACCGGGGAAGATCCTGGCGCAATAGACCATATCAACGGAAGTCGCGCCGATAATCGATGGGAAAACCTTAGAGAGTGCCCCGACGGTCAAGGCAACAACATGCAGAACTTTCGGGCCGCACACAAAGACTCCCGAACGGGACTGCTGGGCGTCTCTATTGATCCTCGGCCTGGGCGGCGGTACTACGCTCGCATTACATCCAAAGGGAAGAATTACAACCTTGGAACTTATGCGACCGCCGAGGAAGCCCATCAGGTGTATTTGTCGGCCAAAAAGCACCTGCATGAGTTTGGGAACCTTGATGGAAACCCCGCCCTCGTCGCTACCGCATACCAAAAGATGCCGCGCCGGCAGAACAAAACCGGAGTAGCTGGCGTGTGGCCCAGGTACAACGGGCGCTTCCAGGCCAAGATCCGTGTTGACGGGAAAACTATTCATCTTGGGACGTTCCGCACGGTTGAGGAAGCGTCGGCCGCGTATCAGGAAGCCCGGAACCGCTATCGTCCCCGGCTTGCGCTAAACGGCGACGATCCTCAATAAACGGATCCACCACCAGCAACTGCTCCAGGGCGGGAATATCGGTCATGCCTTCGGGCACCCCGTGGACCGTAATCCAACTGGTTTCGGTATGGCACAACACGCTGCGCTGCGTCCCTGGCTCGGTGATCCAGATGCCGGGGGCTTCCACCTCGATCTGCTTGCCGTCTTGGTCTACCACCGTGCATTTGCCGGTGAGGGCAATGGTGATGTGCCGGCTCTTGTGCAACTTGGTGACCACCACCACATTGGCCGGAACGGTGATCTTGCGCCCGTACACGCCGGGGACGTGGAAGTGTTCAAGGGGTGGCTCGACGCCTTCAATCTCGTTTATAGATATCGCCGCAATCATCGCGCGACCCAAATCATTCGGGCCCGGCTTCGGTCGGAGGTCGCCGCGTAGATACACTTCGCCGGGGTAGCAAAAGCCCATCACACCACCGCCCCTGTGGCATCGACCCACAGCGAACCGTCGAACCAGATCGGTTTCCCGAGGTCGCTGTCGAAGTACATCTGCCCGGCGAACAGCCCGACCGTGGGGCGCCCGACCGTGGGGCCTGCGGTGGGCAGTCTCAGCGCTTGGTAGACCGCCTGGAACCACATCATCCAGCTTGGCTGGCTGAAGGGATCGCGGAGGGGTGGCGGTGGGATACTCATGCGGTTTTCACCGTGGCGGCAATGATGGCAATTTTGACCGGATCGGAGACGCGGAGCTTCCACGTGCGCCGCCAGGAGCGGCCCAGGCGCCGGAAGATGACGCGCCGGGTGTAATCGCCCTCCGCACCAATCGCCCCGGTGACCGGCTGGCACCACGTATGCCCGGCGTCATCGCTCCACTGCAGCATCAGCTCGGGGTGGGCCGTCACGGGCGAGGTATCAAGGAAGGGCGCAACAGGCACCGGGAAAGCGCCGTCGTACTGCGCGAAGCCCTTGGTAATCCGGATCTCGGCGACATTGCCGAAGAGGAAATTCGCCGCCAGGTAGCTGGAGCCGATCACCAGCGGGGCCGTCGTGCCGTAGTCCGTGGCATCGGTGTAGGGCGTGCCGGGGGTGCCGTTCAGGTACAAATTCGTGACACCGTTCTTCCGGCACAGTGCGACGTGGTGCCAAGTGTCCGCGGTATACCCGGTGCTGATCGTGATGCGGGTGGTGGTCGAGAAGTAGCGCAGGGTGTTGGCGTTTTGGAAGACCACCGGGGCGTCGGTGGTCGAGCCGGTGCGGAAGTCGAACAGCGTCCGGTTCTGCGCCGTGCCCTCCGGGTACAGCCAGCACTCTAGCGTGAAATCCCCGGTCCCGAAGCCGAAGCGGGTATCCGAGGCCACATCCAGGGCGGCCGTCAGGCCGTCAAAGACGATGCTGGAGCCGAGGAATTTGCTGATGGCGGTGTCGGTCTGCACGCTGCCCACGGGCGTTAGGACATGCCCGCCGACCGCATCCACAAAGGTGGTCCCGCCCTCGGCGCCGTTGCCGTGACACAAGAGAACCACGTTGTCATAAGCGGGATTCGACTTGTCTACGGGTTGCCCGCGTTCCATGTCGATCTGCACGGATTGGTAGCTGACGAGCTTCTCATCGCTACCCAGCGTGGGGCTGACCAGCTCGCGGATGATCGTCTCGCCGGCGTCGGTGTAGAGGTCGAGGTCCATCGCGTACAGGCAGCCATCAATGCGGCTGCCGACCACATGCTTGCGATCAAAGAAGGCATACGCGATGCCCCAATGGGCGCCCCCGGCGCTTTGCCGCTCGTGCCAGGTCGAGGTCGTCAGATCGAGTACCCAAGTCGCGTTCCCTGATGGGAACGTGATCACGTAGAACACATGCCCCTCAGCGGTGTAGCCATAGGCCCGCGCATCGTCCAGGCGCGGATACCGGGTCCATTGGTATTCGACGGCTTCGGTGCTCAGGCGCTCGGTCTGGCTGCCGCCCGTGTTGGACACGACAAAGCCAGCGCCCTGGGGGGTGGTGGCAAGCCACAAAATCTGGTTGCCCGTCTCGCCCACCTTGGCCACGCTCGCAGGTGCCAGGCAGCCGAGGTTGCTGACCGCGCCATCGACGCGGCGGAAGACCGAATCCGGATCCCCGGCGTTGTAATGCAGTTCAAGCGTCTGCTGCCCGAACACGTACAGCAGGCCAAAGGTCGAAGCCACCGCCACGACGTTATCCGGGCCTGCTTCAGCGCTGTTGAAGTCGAGACCGTTCCATGTGGAACCGTCATAGAGGGCGCTGTAAAAGTAGGTGTTGGTGCCCTGCGCGTTGGCGATGAAGTAGCCGTCCAGAAAGGTCACGGTATCCGCCACCGGCATCGTGGGGATCAGCGCATAGGTGCTGGTGCTGGGCGTGTACAGGTGCCCATTGATGCCGTCCACCACGATCAACTGCGTGCCGTTGTGGGCCATGCTGACCGGCCCCACACCGCTGTCCAGAGTGCCGCAGGTGGTGGGCACGTAGCCGCTCGTCAGTTTGTACAGCGTCGGCCCGGCGACCACGTAGAGGAACTCCCCCATCACCAACATGCCCCGCACGGCTGCGGTGCCGAGGCTGTGCAACGGCTCCAGGCCCGGCGTGCCCAGCACGATCGGGCGTTGATCCAGGGTCATGTGGGGGTACAAATTCAGATACCTGACCGCGCCCGCATTGACGCTGCGCCCGGTCTGCTGGCCGACAAAGGGGATGATGGGCATTATTGCCCCCCCGTCAGATCATAAAACCCTGCCGGCTCGCGTATCTCGGGGATCTTGGTGATGGACCGATCCATCAGGATCTCTTTGCGCTTGGCGTAGGGTAGATCCTGGCCGATAAGAATGGCGTTCAAGCGCTGCAGGTCCGACACCAGATCCAACTCTGCCGCGGTTAGGGTGTTGCGGTTCATGCCCTCGAAACGCCCCGATAGCACTGCCGACACCAGCCTCGCCTCATTCATGTAGTGATGGGGCTTGGTTGCCTTCCCTGCCGCCTCCCGGCGTTCCTGCAGGGTGCGGCTCATCCATTCATAGCCGACCTTGGTTTTGTCGCGGAGCTGCCGCCAGTCCGGATCACGCTGTTGACGGGCCAGGCGTTCGAGTTCGCGGCGCATCTTCTGAAACGCACCGATGAAAGTCTCTTGCCATTTGACCGCCTCAGGGCCAGTAAACCGCATCGCGATAAACATGAACCCCTCTTCGGTAACGAGGTAGGCTTTTTCCTGTTTTCCGTTCTCAGCGAGGTACGAGGACTCCGCAAAATTTGCGGAGTGAAAAGCCTCCGAACAAGGCAAAGACTCGATCTTTCTCAGCACGAAATCGTGCCGCTTTCCAAACTTCTCGGCAATGAGAATGCTCGTGGTGAACGGTTGGCCGTTCTGGATGACAACGAGTTCGTCTTTAGATACGCTTGCACGCGCCATGACATACACCTCTGTATCAGGTTTGTTGTGGAAGTGTCCGACCACCCCCCCAAGAGGTGGTCGGATGCGATCTAAATTAGCACATTCGTGCGCCATCCTTACGGCCCCGCGTAGACGATCCAGCGACGGCCCTCGCCCGCGGTGCGTAGCATGGGATCCATCGCAATGGTCGGGGTGCGTTGGTTGATCCGCTTGAGGTTCCGCAGCGACTTCTCGGCCAAGCGCTTGAGGTCCGCGCCGGCTTCAATCTGGTATTCAGGCGCGAGCCGAAGGGCGAGGTTGTACCGGATCGCATCCGCGTAGCCGGGGGGCAGGGAAATCACGCTGTACAGCGTGTCGAAGCCCGTTAGGGGCTTCTCGCTCACGGTGTTGATGGTGTTGCCCGTGGGGATCGGCCAGAGGTACAGCTTGCCAAGCGGGTAATCGGGCTCGTAATAGCCGTAGATCGGCCAGGCGGTTGTGAGCGTCTTGAGGCGGATCGCCTCGTAATCGTCCACGCCCAACAAGGTGAGCGGGTAATCGACCGTCGCCACCCTAACCGTGGCCTGCAGCAAGCGCGCTGGGCGCGCGCTGTTGAACGTGCCCCCGATCCCCCAAGTGTGGGGATTGAGCGATGCGGTGAGGGTGAACGTTTCCCTCGTCGCGTGGTAAAGGGTGAGGCCTTCCGTGGCCCACGATTCGAGCATCCATTGCAGGGCCTCGAGGGCGTCCTGCGACTCTTGGTCGGTGAGAGTCGTGTTCCCGGTCAGAACGTTGAGCGGACGCAGGGCGCCCTTGATCAGATCCAGCGCGGTCGTCATCCGCTCAACTCCTTCCGGTTATTTCTTCGGCTTCGGCGCGGGCGCCTCGTCCTCTGCAGTCAGGTCTAGCACGTCTTGGACAGATCCAAGTACCGCGGCTTCTTCCTCGGCGTCGTGAACCACGACGCCTGTCTCGGGGTCGTCAGGGTCCGAGTACACCCACTTCGGGTACTCGGCCACCGCTTAGCCCTCAAACGCGGTTTTGGTCGCCACCGGGCGGGATACTGCGATCAGGTATGCCTCGCTGGCGGTCGGGGTGATCGCCGAGCCCGTGGCATTGACGAAGGTGACGGCCAGGGTATCAGCGGCCTTGACGCGAGCGCCAACGATACCCAAACCCGCTTGGGCGGTGGGCTTGTTGATCGACACGATAAAGTCGCCTACCTTCAGGCCGCTGACAGTCAAGTCCTGCTCGGCCGTGGTGTTGGTCCCCACCTGAGCCGGTGAAAGCGTTGCGGTGATGACGGAAAAGCCACGCTGCTCCAGCAGTGCGGCGGAAACGATGTTGGGAGCTGCCATTTTCTGATCCTCTGTTTAATCGACGTCTTTGTACACTTTCCGAGCCCGAATGAGCCCGATCATGGCCTTGGATATGTCGAACCTGATGATTAGGTCGTTGATGGATTGGTTCTTGTCGCGGATAAGGCGAACGTCATCGGGTTGCAGCGATCTGGGGCGGCCAAACGACTTGCTTCGACCCTTACGGATCATGTCTTGCGTGTTGTCGTTGTTGTCGCCCAAGAAGAGATGCTTCGGATTACAGCAGATCGGGTTGTCGCAATGATGCAAAACGCAGAGCCCGTCCGGAATAGGTCCGACCCATACCCGGTAGGCTGAACGGTGCGCCAATTGCTCGCCGTCAATCCTCACGTGCGTCCCGTATCCTTTCGGGTTGGCGGATGACTGCCAGGGCCAGCATTCATCGTATCCACCTATCTTCACGTGCTTTCCAAGCACCTGGTGAACGTTCATCTTGCGGCTTTCGGGCAGCCCTGTTGGCGTTCCGTATGCCTTCATGCGCTGATAGTGGGCGCTGCACAAAGTCTTCTTTTCAACCTTGCCGCAGCACCCTTCAACAGAACACACCGCATCCGCTGCGATCTTCCACACCCGGTCCCGTACTTGCGCCGGTCCTGGGTCGCCCTTCGCTTTCTTCCGCTGATAGTGCGCGCCACAGTAACCCGCGGCCTGCGCTTCTCGTTCGCACCCTTCAACTAGACAGAATCCCATAACACCCTCCGCATAAATCGAAGGACTATGGTGCCTAATTTGTAGGCTTCTGTCTAGCATGGCTTCCTTATCCAAGGTTAAGTTGCTGTTTCGCTTAACCTACAAGCTTACACGCCAGTTCAGGGTAAATGGCCTTCCACCCATAGAGGACATCCAACCTTGAGATGTGCGTATCAGTGAGCGCATCGTACCAACCCTTCACGAGGCGGATACTCAGCCCCGCAGCCTTGCTGCTCGCCCGAGCCGCTTCGCCGTTGCCCTGCGGCAATGGCAGGTCAGCGCAGGCCAGGGTGTAAGCGTTCTTGTGGAACGCCAGGTTGACCGGGTAGGCGTTGGCCCCGTAGCCCTGCAACGACGTGATCGTCGCGTTATTCACAAACGCGCCGGTGGAGCTGTAGACGTTCTGGAACGGCCCCGAGAAAACGGGATACGGCAGGATCTTTATGGACGTATCGCCGCTCGTGTAGGCCTCCGCCACGACGAAGTTCTTCAGTTGGCCGGTAGAGACGCGGCTCTGCGGATTGACCGCATAGACAGAACCGAAGGTCACGCTTGTGCCCGCCGCGATATTCGCGCCGATGTTGTTCACCGCGAGGGTGTACGGGGTCGTTGCGTCCGACTGCACGGTCAGGGTCGCGCCAGGCGTCCCGTTGACGGTGTTGGTCTTGGCTGCGCTCAGCCCGGTCGCCGTGTGGGCGATGACGTTCTGATCCCGCACAAAATTGAACCCTAAGACGCTGTCGGCGACGTAGCCTTTGTCGAACTGGCGGCTGATCTTGGTCGGGTTGTTGAACAGGCTGGAGTGCGCCTGCACGATGCCGGTGTTGGTCGCGGGGGAGATGACCATGTAACGGTCCTCGTCCATCGGGGCCGCTTCTTCATCCAGCCTCTGCCCTGCCGCCAGGATCGCCGCAATCGCCTGCGCGCTGGTCGGGGTGCCGATCAACTGGCCAGGGGTGCCGACCGCGTTGTGCGTGACCGCGGACATGGCCGACAGCCCGTCATAATCGATCTTGTTGGCAATCGCCGCCATTGCCGGGGCAATGATGCGCTGCTTGAAGTCGTCCATGCTCAACGCCAGATCGGCGCTGGTGAACGCCATCGCGACGTTAGCCTGGGTGGTCAACGTGACGGGAACATAGGTTTCCACCGATGCCTGCGGCTCGATCACCGGGCCGGTCCCGACCGTGTAGCGGGTCGGCTTGCGGACATTCAAGGTTGCCCCAATTTTCGCCCCACTCACGGCGAATTGGTCATCGTATGCGCGGTTTACATGCTTGGAAAAGCCAAGCATGTTCTCCAAAATCTCCAACGCTTCAAACGTGATCTTGCTGGTAGTTAAAAGTGTGTTAGCCATGATCGTTCACCTTACTTGCGGGCGGAATGTTTCAGCGCGCGCCATGCGTCATAGTTCCCGGCTTGTTCCAGCGCTTCCAACTGCTGATCGAGGTTGATCGCAGGCGCCGCACCGGACCCACGGAGCGGGCTAATCGGGGCGGGGGCTTTGGAGACGGGTCGGGGCGTGGCGGGCGGTTCTTGGGGCGTCAAGGTGCTGATGAGCTGACCGAGGCGAACGGCTGCGTGCGCCGGGCGCATCCGCGCCAGCGCTTGCAGTTCTTCCGGGTGCGATCCGAGGTAATACGCGAGGTCCGGGCCTTGCTCGTGCGTAGCCAGGATCTCGACCACACCGGGGTTGCCTTGCAGTAGGGGCGCCAGGCGTTCGCCTGAAACCACCTCGTTGTAGTCGGCATACTTGGCCCGAGCCGCATCCTCGCGGGTGCGGATATCGGCCACAGTGCGCTGCCGTTCCTGCTCGGCCTGGAACATCGCCAGCTCTTGACGCGCCTCGTGGCGCGCCATATCCCTGAGATAGCCTCGGTCCAGTTCGCCCTCGGGGTAGCGCTCGGGGTCGGGCGGTGCGTTAACGTCTACCGGCGCAGGTTCCGGGGCTTTGCCGCCCCGGCTTTGCTCCAGCATCGCCATGGCTCGATCCAATTGAGCCTGCATCGCGTCGGCCCGGCGCTGGGCGTCGTACTTCTCGCGGGTCAGTTCATCAAGGCGCTTTTGAACGCCGCGCGGAGGCTTGGCTTTCGCTTCGGTCTCCGTTTCCTCAGTGGACGATTCTGAGTCTGAGCCCTCGTCGGGCTCTGGTGCGTCCGGTTCGGCCGGTTCGGTCGGCGTTTCCTCGTTCACGGTCACGAGGCTTTGCGCATAAGCCACTTGATCCGCGGGCGTGGTCACAACGATTCGAGGGGCTTCCGCCCCGCTTTCTGCGGGTAAGGTTTCAGTCACATGGTTCTCCAGCGAAGGGAGTGCGCGCCTCACGGCGTGGGGGAGCCCGGTTTGTGGTGATCCGGTAACACTCGCGCGATTGTATCACTACATTTTGCGCGGAAATACAAGAGGGACCACTAGATGTAGTGCTGGGCAAAAAAAAGCCCCGGAGGGCCGGGGCTCAAGTACGTAAGGAGAAAAACGGGGTCAGCCGTATTTTAACGCATCGATCCGCTCAACCATCTCTATCAACTCGGCTCGCATCGCTTGAATAAATGGCTTTGCCCTTTGATCAAGCAGGCGCGGCCCGATCTTTTCGTACTCCCCCGGAAGCAACGAAAAGCCCTCAGCCCGATCAAGGATTGATGTCAACGTAAAGCGCAGATCAAGCAACACGTTCACATCGTCCTCGTCATCCCGCCACGCTGCAATGGCCTGGTTTTCGGCGTCGGAATTGTCCTTTTCCACAAAAACCCTAAGCGATAACCGGCCGTCTTCAAGGAAAGACCAGACCAACTTGTTTTTTTCAACAAACTGCCTTGTTTTCATTGGCCGATGCCATAGACGTCGTTGCCGTAGCGGATCCAGGCGCGCGTGCCCTGGCCGGGGCCGAGGCGGTACATGGTGTCGCCGTACTGGATATAGCTCTGCGTGCCGCGTGGGTCGCCCTGGATCACCGCCGTACTGCTGTTGCTGCGGTACGAGGGATCAGCGCGGCGGTCGTGTTTTTGGTCGTGGCGTTCATTGTGTTGCTCCTAAAGGAAGACGTGGAAGAAAAGCCAAACAGGAACCCAGAGCGGCGCAAGCATGATGATCAACAGGCCGCCGACGAAGGGAATCCAAAGCGGGGCGGTGAGGATCAATACCACGCCCTCGCAAAAGCGCTCGCCCCATCCCGGCTCGGCCGGCTTCTCAGGCATCGGATAGCCCTGGTAGGTGCGGAGGATGTCATCGGTGTTCATTGCCTTTTCCCTTCTTTGCGTTGATAATGACTACACTCTAACCACAAGTATAGTTGTTGTCAATGACTACGCAAAAAGAAAATAAGACGCGCACCCTCCACACCCGCATCAAGCAGAGTACGTGGGAAAAGATCGCGGCAATGGCCGAAGCCGACGGGCGAACCGTGACCGGCTGGCTAGAGTGGATCGTTGAACGCGAGTACGCGAAAAGCGGCCTTAAGACCCCGTGATCGGCGCCCCGCCCTGGTTTGTATTGCTAGCAGGAACAGGGAACGGTTCACGCATAGCACGCTCATGGGCCTCTTGCTTGCGTTCGCCCTCTTCGACGAGGAGGGTTAATTTTGCCAGCTCGGCCTCCAGGTCGAACTCCTTCCGCATCGCCTCTTGTGGGTCTTGGGCTTGGGCCTGTTCTGGCTTTAAGAGGGCCATGCGTTTCGTCTCGGCCTCGTATTGCTGAACCTGCAAAGCGCCGGATTTTATCTGTAGCTCACCCTCTTTCAGTCCGCGCTCATCCGCTGCCAACTGGAGCTGCTGCTGAAGTTGCATAAGTTGCTCTTGCATCTGTTGGAGTTGTTGCTGTGCCGCCATCATCTGAGGGTCTACGTCGTCTCCTTCCGTGGCCGCAAGGATCTGAGGGGGCAGCGCGGCTTTTAGCCGGTCTGCCATTAAATCAGCGCCGGGTGCGTCCCAATTGCGGAGGATCAAATCGCCCGCAAGCTGGCCGAGTTGAGGCATTCCTTGAATGAGTTGCGCCGCGGCATCGAACGATTCCTGTCTCTTAGTGGTGTAGCTGGGTCCGGCGACTGCTACCACGTCGTACTTCCCAACAGCCAGGTTGTAAATCTTCCTGACTTCTCCGTTCTCTTCCTGAACTTCAATCATTGCTTGGGGTTGCTGCGGGTCGTGCTCGATGTGCTCGACCTCTTCGCCGTCTTCGCCCAGGATCCGCAGAACTCTGCGCGTGTCGTATATGGAAGGGATGAGTTGCAAAATTATGCGGCCAGCCTGGGCCACACTCTTGGAAAGATTGTCGGAAAAATGAAAAGTTGCCACCGCACCCTGTTCTTGAAGGCTGCGGATCGCTCGGCCGCTTTGGTCAGGGCCTTGGCCGCGCCCCACGCTCGGGTCTTCCATCCCTACGGCCGCGCGGATTCCTTCCACCGCAAAATTAATTTGCTCGACATATCCCGATGGGATTGGTGGAGGCGCTTGCCGTGATGGTGCCGGTAACACGGTTCCTCCGAGCGTCGTCGGTTCATACTCCAAAAACGCAAAATTGCGAGAATTAGCCTGACTCCATTTTTCCTCAAACCCTTCAAACGCACCTGCAGGCCCCACCCAGGGAACCTTAGGCTGCAACGCGACTTGTTCAGCCACCGCACTCAGCCAAAAGTTAAGCAACTGCTGTGGAGGCTTGGCTGCTCGCACAAGCCCGCATATTTCCCGCTGTCCTTGATTCCACCATTCTTCCCCAAAAACTGGGATTATCGGCACGAAACTACAAGGCAGCTCTCCCTGCTCTAGGATCTGGTTTCCCGCGATCTTCCACCATCCGCAGGTTGTTCGGGTTGTCTTGCGGGTCTGTTGTGGTTGGTCTTCTGGTGTCAAATCGTCCGCCCAAACGGTACGGCCGTCGACCGTCAAGACAAGTTCGGCCGGCGTTTCTATCAACTCGAAAAATTCCGCGACCCGAACAGAATCTTCCTCTAGCCAGCTCCGATCGCCCGTGGTCCCCTCGGCCCAGTCTTGAAGCTCAACGCCTGGGTAGTCCCGCTCGAACTGCTCGCGGGAAATATCTTCCACAATCATTGCCGACTTTGCGTCCGAACCGTCCGGCTGAATTGAAAAACAGTCGTAGTAAACGCGGAAGGGGTCGCTGATCAGCCTGAAGGCAATATCCTGATCCCAGGTGTCATCACTGACGTACTTTGTGTGGATTCCGAAATAGCCGCGCCCGCAATCAACGGCGTATTCCACGGCCTTATCCAGCGCATTGCTGGCTCGGCTGACGTTCTCAATATTCCTGATGACTCCCTGAAGGATCTCGGCGACCTTCCCGTCACCCGAATCGTCAACGGGCCTGACCTTAATGCTCGGGGTGTTCTGCCGAATCTGGTTGATCACGCTCGTGCGGTACCGCTTGATGCGGTTGTCCGTCAACATCGGCCGTTCCTGGCCGGGGATGTTCCTGGCATCTCGAGCATAGGTCGGCCACTGCTCCACCCCGCCGATGCGGACGAACTTCAAATCGTCGAGCATTTCCGCTCTGACTTTGGCTTCGAAATCAGCCATAGTCCGCCACCAATCCCTAATTCTGGCCAGGAACTCGTCGTCGCTCTCTTTGGCGCTGCTGGGCTTGTCGTTCTTCATGGCTTTTTTTCCTGCCGTCTCACGACGGGTAGAGGTTGAAGGCGCGGGCGCTCGGCGCCCGGCCTTGGCGGAGGGGCTGCGGGCGCTGACCGGCGAAAGGTACTTGAGCGATGAACCGCCGACCGTGGGCGGTATCTCGGGCACGGTCCAATAGTACGGGTCCACGTAGGACGGGCTCGAATCGTCCAGGGTCAGCCAGACGCCCGAACCATCCGCCTCGGCCTGCAGGTAGGAGTCGGTCAGCTCATGCAGCGCGAGGTAGGTCGCCAGGCGCGTCGTCTTGACGTAGAGGCGTTCCCGCTGCGGCTCGTACTGCGTGATGTGCGAGTGCATCGTGTTGAGGATGTACGGCATCGATGAACCCAACAGGATGGTCCCTTCAGGCCAGGCGCCGTAGGTCTCAGGGAAGCCATCGATCGGGCAGCCCGTGCTGATAGCGAAGGCGGTCGGGCCGAAGTCCTGGGCCACATCCCACAACAGCGGGATCCATGTCGCTTCCATCAGCCAGGAAACGCCATCCACAAACGCTTGAGACTCGGCCGGCGTCGAGGGGTCCACCGCCCGGGCGTTGTAGTAGTCCTGAAAGGTCTGGTTGGGATCCCGTCCCCAGGTCGTACAGAAGTCGGTGCCAACACATACCGCCAGCGTCTCGCCGATGCGGTCAGCCATCTCCGGGGCGGTGCCGCCCTCGGTGAACGCAAAGGGCTTGGTGCCCAGGTGCGAGCGCAGGAACGTCAGCCCGTTGCGGATCTGCGTCTCGGTCTCGGCGTAGAGGTGCTGCTCCAGTCCCTCGAAGTCCGCTGTATCGCGGACCATCTCACAGAGGGCCTGGGCATAGGCGTTCTTGTTGGCGGTCGTGTAGAAGGCGACATAGCCGCCCCCAGCATAGATGCGAAGCGGCTCGCCCCGAAAGTTAGTATGGCCTTGCGCCACCAAATGAGCGGCCCAGCGCTTCTGGAACTCAAGCGCGGGGTAATGCCCGGTGCCGTCGTCGGTGATGTCGGCGGCCTGGTAATCCACATTCTCATTGCCGAGGCTCAAGACCTCGACGCGCCCATTCATCGCCGCCAGGGCGCGGTCTACCCATACCCAGATTGCCGCCTCTTCGGCGCTGCCCGAGGCGGGCACGGGGTTGTCGGTGAAGTTCCAAGACCAGTAAAGCCGCAGGCCTTCCGAGGCCGCGGCGCGGAGCTTGGCGAAAAGGCGATCAGTGACCGGATCGGTGTCGGTCGTGACGTGCGCGTAGCGGATCTGAGCCCGACACCAGACGGCTTTCAACGCCCGCGCCTGCTCGCGGTTCAGGCGCTTCCAGTCTCTATCGGTATTGATCAGGAATTCGGTCATGTCAGCCCATCCATGAAGAGGCGGCCTGTTGCGACGTCTTGGCGCGCTTTTCCACGCGTTTGGTCAGTGCGGGGAAGAGGTCCGTAAAGGCCCACACCAGGCCGTCAGCGCGATCGGGCGAGCCGTTGCCATCGTAGCCCGCCGCGGTGATCAGGCAAAGCTGATCTTCCAACTTCTGGAAGGTGCCGACGTGCGAGACCTTGCCCAGCGCATAGAGCGAGGCGATCGGCTCGGCCCGCACATGCTTACCGCGGGTCGCCACCACTTCAATGACGGGCAGCCCATGCCGTACCGTCCGCAGCACCTCGCGGCACATGTCGCCGCCTTGGTTGCGCTCGATCACGATCGCATCCGCACCCCATTTGTCATAGAGGGCGACGGCCCGCTCGGACCATTGCCGGGGGCTGCCCTTTAGGCTGCCATCCTCTAGCACATAGCCGCGCCGGTCCTCACCGATGCCCGCCACGATGATGCCGTGTTCGTCGCTGTCGGCCTCGTTCGATACCGCGGGATCAATTGCCACCACCGTGCGCCCCATTGCCGGGATGGTGTCCAGCGAACGCCGCCACTCGTGGAACATCTGCCGCGTCCAGATCGCACCAATGGCCGCGGGCTCGTATTCTCCGAGCCATATGTGCGCGTAGCGTTCGGGGTTGCTGGCCTCGTCGTGTTCGCGTTCCGCGACCAACTCATCGGGGAACCAGGGATTGTCCGAGAAGTTCACCCGGATGCAGATCGAATCCGGGGGCGGGGTGGTGGCGCGAAAGAAGGCATCCACCGGATCTACAGCATTGCGGGGATTCCACGAGGCCCAAATCTCCGAACCCGGCGCGCGGATGGTCGGGCGCAGCATTTCCAGGGAGCGAGCGGAAAGGGTCTGACCTTCCTCGATCCAAGCCCAATCGAAGCCTTCAAGGCTCTTGATCGATTCCGCGGTGTGGTCCTGCATCCCCTGGAACAAGATCACCCCACCGCCTGGCGTCACGATCTCGTCGGTTTTCACCCGGAAGCCAAAGGATGATGGCAGGGCGTCGATCTTGTCCTCTAGGAGCCGTTTGGCGGATTCCTTAAGGCTCTTTTGCACCTCACGGACGCACACCCCGCGCGACTTGGAACGCAGCAGGCAGCGCTCGATTCCAAGCTCCGCGAAGAAATGCGACTTACCCGAACCGCGGCCCCCATAAGCCCCCTTATACCGCGAGGGTTTCAGCATCGGGGCGAATACCCGCGGGGTTTTAATCTCCATCCGGTACGACGGTCGCCTTGCCGTCGATAATGCGCCGGGTTATCTCCATCGGGGCGCCATCCTTGCCGGTATGTTCCATAACGTGTTTCTCGGACCACCCGCCCCTGGTCTTCATATAAAAACAGATAGCCCAAGCCTGCCCGCCGCGAGCGGCTTCAAAGAGCTTGTTTGTGACCACGGCCACGCCCTTGGCTTGGCCTCTTTTTACGGCTGCTGCAATCTCTGCATCCGAACTCTTGCTGTAATGGTAGGCCCGCGGGCTCATCCCGAGACAGTCTGCGATCTGTTCTTGTGTGAGCCCCTGCGCCGCCAGTTGCTCGACCTTCTCCAGATCAATGGGGGGCAGTCGGGGTTTAGCCGCCAAACTCCACCCCCGAAGATTCCAGGGTGGCGCGCTTGCCGGTGAAGGCTTGCCAGCGCTTCACGGCCACGTCCACGTATTGCGGGGAGAGCTCCATCGCATAAATAGCCCGGCCGGTCATTTCCCCCGCAATAATGGTGGTTCCTGAGCCCGAGAAAGGCTCATAGATGACTTCGCCTGTTTCACTGGTTCGTTCCATCAGCCAAGACCAGAACTTGATCGGCTTTGTGCAAGGGTGCCCGAAATCCTCCGCTGATTCCGTGTGAACGATCGCGTCAGGGTGTGATCCTTTACCCTTTTTAAGCTTTGGATCTTTGCCATAACACAGAACTGGCTGCCAACAGCAAAACCCCCATGGTCCGACACCGACACCCGCCGGGGTAAACCATGCCATCGTCCAGTCCGGATCAGGGTACTTGCGGTGATTTGTCGTCCCGGGCGTCAGCACCACGCACGCGGCATGATGCATTGCAATCGGTAAAAAATTTGCAATCAAGCCGATCAGGTTTTCTTTGGTGTCTCGGTATTCGATATAGTTGTTCTTGTCGCTTTTGGTGTCAGCGAGCCCATACGGTGGGTCAGTCAAACATAGGTTTGCTTTCTGCCCATGCATGAGCGCAGACACGCACTCCCCGTCCGTACTATCCCCGCACATCAGCCGATGCCGCCCCAGAAGCCATACGTCACCCGGTTGGGTAATAGCGTCCTCGGTGAGTTCGGGCACCTCGTCGGGGTCGGTCAGCCCGTCGTTGGGGGGCGCACAGGTGAGCATCTGCTCCAGTTCCTCCGACGAAAACCCCGTCAGGCTCAGGTCGATTTCCCCGGTGTCGAGGTCTTGGAGTTCGAGGCGCAGAAGGTCGAAGTCCCAGCCGGCGTTGAGGGCGAGCTTGTTGTCGGCCAGCACATACGCCCGCCGCTTGGCCTCGCTCCAATCCTGCCCGATGGTCAGCGTCGGAACGGTCTCCATGCCCAATTGACGGGCCGCTAGGACGCGCCCGTGCCCCGCAATGATGTTGCCCTTGCCGTCGATTAGTACGGGGTTGGTGAAGTTAAATTCACGAATGCTGGCCGCGAGCTGCGCCACCTGCGCGTCCGAATGCGTGCGGGCATTGCGGGCGTAGGGGATCAACTGCTCGATGGGCGTCTCAGTCACTCCCGCCCTCCGCCTGCCCTAGTTGGTGTTCCACCACGCTCAGATCAATACTCGCCTGCCGGGCCAGGTGCCACACCTCCGAGTTCTCGCGCTGAATCGATTCGATCAGCCGGCGCGTGGAGCGGAGAAGGCGGGCCATCGTTTCTCTGTCAATGTTGATTGGATCGGTCGTAGTCATTCTGTCGTGTTGCGTTCGTTTCCCCGCGCTCCAAGGCGCTGATCCGGTGCATCAGTGC